AAGATCGCTACCGGCCAAATGCCGTGGATGCCGATGGTGCTGTTCGACCGGCAATTGGACCTGATCAAGTTCTTCGACGCCTGCCTGTTCTGCGAAGCGCATGGCCTTGTGGAGAAAGCCCGCGACATGGGCGCGACGTGGTGTGGTGTGTGGTACAGCATCTGGCTGTGGCTGTTTCAGGACGGCGCAAGCATCGGATGGGGATCGCAGACGCAGCCGAAGGTCGACCGCATCGGTGAAATGGATAGCATCTTCGAGAAGATCAGGCAGGGTATCCAGCGCCTGCCGTTCGTGTGGCGTCCGGCAGGGCTCAACCCGAAAGAACATCTGCTGTACCTTCGCATCATCAACCCCAGGAACGGCAACACCATCACCGGCGAGATTGGTGACAACATCGGACGCGGCGGACGCAAGCTGATCTACTTCAAGGACGAGTCGGCGCACTACGAGCACGCCGAATTAATCGAGTCTGCCTTGCTCGCCACCACGAATGTGCAGATGGACATCTCCTCGGTGCATGGTGTTGGCTCTGTCTTCCACCGCAAGCGCGACAGCGGCAGGGACTGGTCGCCTGGAGACGAGGTAGTTCGCAATCAGACCAATGTCTTTGTGATGGATTACTTCGACAGCTTGGAGCATTCGCAGGCCAGCTTCAATGCGATGGAGAGCAAATACACCAGTGAAGGCATGGCGCACGTGTTCGCGCAGGAAGTGTTGCGCGACTACTCAAGCTCGATGGTTGGCACGATCATCGATGCTAAGTGGGTGAGAGCAGCCGTGGACGCCCACAACAAGCTCAACTGGCCCAAGCCTACCGGCGCAAAGGTGTGCGGGTTGGACGTTGCCGACGAGGGCGGCGACACGAACGCACAGGCGATCCGCCAAAGCTACCTCATGCAGTTCCTCGACGAATGGGGCGAGCGCGACACGGCTCACACCGCGCGTCGTGCGGTCACGAACATGAAGGATCGCATGGAGGGCAACGCGGTGCTCGTCTACGACGCTACGGGCGTGGGCGCGGGCGTGAAGGCCGAGAGCAATCGTCTGGCCGAGGAGAAGCTGCTGCCCAAGGGTCTGAGGGTCACACCCTGGATCGCGGCTGCACGTCCGCTTAAGCCGGAGGACCGCGTCGTCAAGGGCGACCGCGAGTCGCCGAAGAACGAGGACTTCTTCAAGAACGCCAAGGCGCAAGGCTGGTGGGAGTTGCGGAAGCGCTTTGAGCGTACGTACCGATGGGTCGAGGAAGGGATCGCATGTGATCCGAACGACTGCATCAGCCTGCCCAAGGATTTGAAGATGCTCCAGAAGCTCATGAAAGAGCTTTGCCAGCCGCAGGCGACGCAGGACTCGCAGATGAAGATGGTCATCGACAAGAAGCCCGAAGGCACTAAGTCGCCTAACTTAGCTGATGCTGTGATGATGGCGTATCATCCTATGATCAGAGCATTCGACTACACCTACTCGTGGGTCTAACTAAGGAGGCTGTGATGGCTGACGATCATTACGAAGCAGCGAAGTACCACCGGCAGCAGCAGGAGCACCACTACAAGCAGTCGGTCGCGCCTGGGCAAGACTACACGCATCACCGGCAGCAGGAGCACAATCACTCGATCACCTTTGTTGGGACCATGCGTGACACTGGAGGGTATGTCCTCCACGTGTTCGACCGTCCGGAAAGGACATAGCTATGCCAATGGGAAAGCCGCCCGGAACGACGAAGCCCGGTGAGTCACCGATCCTTGGACGCATGGGCGCGTACCCGTGCACGCGTATGTCGTTCTGGCGACATTGGGCGCCGCGCACGCGTATGTCGTTCTGGCGACATTGGGCGCACGCGATGTGGATGTGTCTCATCGTTGGCTTGGTCGGGTACTGGGTGATCAGCCTGATCGGCTGGATGCTCACGCGGTGGGAGTTCTTGCTGCCGTACTTCATGTGCTTGGTCGTGTTCGTCATCCTCACGTTGATCGTGGCAGTCATCCTCGCTGAGATCGAGAGCGAGCGCATCAAGAGGGAGCAGAACGATGGCAACTAAACCAATCTTCGTTGGACTCACCTACGCGGGACTGAAGGTCGTCCTGCACAAGGATTCCGTGCGCGTGCGTCGCCGCTGGCGCGACCGTCTGCGTGAGGGCTTCTTTCGCTCGCACAATGTACATCCCAACCCGCTGTTCACGGACGGGCACGCGTTCTGGGATCGGCAGCAGAGCCGTCTGCACATGACCGAGTCGATGTGGGACCGGCTCAAGGCATCGGACGTACGCGCGCGAGGAGAGGTGGAGAGATGACACCGCTGGAGGAACTCTTGATCCGTATCCTGCGTCGCCACATCCGCGATGACGACGCTGACCGATCCGACGCGCACTTCGTGCAAGCCGTGATGACGCGCTTCGAGAAGGAGCGCCGCGTCCCGATCATCGATCCGAACGAATGACCGTCGTCCGGTTGCCAACGCACCATTTGATCCGGCACGTCAACTGCGACCGCGAGGGTCCGTGCCCGATCTGCGATGGTGGCCTGTCCTACTGCACCGTGTGCAAAGGTGCCGAGTCTTCTCTCCCTACGCATTGCCCAGGCGAGCCAATGACCGACCTTCGTGCGGACCTTGTCTCGGCGGGTCACATGGATTACCTGTGGCCAGTCGGATGGTTCTTCCCGCACAAGGGTCGCTCGCATGCCTGAAGTCTGCCTGCTCAATCGCAAGCCGTATCGTGATCGTTGGGGATCGGTGCGCGTTCGACCGCAACGGTACTGCTGCAAGCAGGCACCGCTGCACGCATGTCAACTGCAGAAGCATCCCGAAGGTGATCTGAAAAAGACGGGCGGACCGATCAAGCGGCGCAAGCCACAGCAGGAGAAGAAGTGATGGCAAAGCCCGAGGTGCTCCGCTTCTGGGACAGCCTGTCGAATCTCGTCGCCGGACTCGGTGGTGAGAAGGACAAAGCTGCAGCGTCGACTTGGCGCTTGGTACTACTCAGCCCCGAACAGCTTGAGGCTGCGTACCGAGGCGACTGGATGGCGCGCAAGGTCGTGGAAATCCCTGCCGATGACTCCACGCGCGAGTGGCGCTTTTGGCAGGCGGACGACAAGGACACCGCTCTCATCGAGGCCGAGGAGGAGCGCCTGGGTCTTCAGCATAAGACTTGCGAGGCGCAGATCAAGGCACGTCTGTTCGGCGGCTCGGTGATGATCATGGGCGTCGGCGATCAGGACGCTTCGACACCTCTTGGCACTGTCAAGAAGGGCGACCTGCAATTCATTCACGTGCTTACGCGCCACGAGGTGGGCACCGGATCGCTCAACCGTGATCCGCTCGACCGCTTCTTCGGCGAGCCTGAGTACTACACGATCAACTCGCAGTCCAAGGGATCGGTCAAAGTGCATCCCTCGCGCGTCGTCAGGTTTGTTGGCAACGGCACGCCGTCCAATGCGACCAACACTGATGGATGGGGCGACAGCGTCTTGCAGGCGCTCGGCGACAGCGTCAAGGATGCGGGAGGCACTCTGGCGAACATCGCCAACCTCGTCTACGAGGCAAAGATCGATATCATCAACGTCCCCGACCTTGCTGACACGCTGTCTAACGAAGAGTACACGAGGAAGCTCATCGAGCGCTTCAGCAATGCCAATGCACTCAAGAGCGTGCTCAACACCTTGCTGCTCGCCGAGGATGAGAAGTGGCAGCGCGTCCAAGCAACGTTCACCGGCTTGCCTGACATCGCGCAACTGTTCCTGCTCTGCACCTCCGGCGCGGCTGACATCCCCGCGACGCGCTTCCTGGGCCAATCGCCCGCAGGCTTGAGCGCGACTGGCGAGAGCGACATTCGGAACTACTACGACAAGGTCGCGTCGATGCAGAACACGCGCCTTCGCCCCGCGCTGCGACGCCTCGACGACGTTGTGATCATGAGCGCGCTCGGAAAGCTCAACCCCGACATCTACTACGATTGGGCACCGCTCTGGCAGCTTGATGAAGTTCAGCGCGCGGAGACGAACCTCAAGCTGGCGACCGCCTTCAAGATCGACGTCGACGCCAACCTGCTCGACATCAACACGCTGCGCCAAGCACGCGAGCAGCAGATCATCGAGTCCGAGACGTATCCAGGCTTCAAGCAACTGCTCGCCGATCAGCCGGAGGAGCCGGTGCTGCAGGAAGCCGATCCGGTGGTGCAGGGACAGTTCGAGGAGATCAAGAAGCTGCATTCCAAGCGTCGCCGCATCTTCAAGCGGGACATGCAGCCGAAGAGCTTGTACGTCCGGCGCAACGTCACGAACGCCAAGGAAATCATCGCCTGGGCGAAGGCACAGGGCTTCAGCACCACGCTCAATGCCGACGACATGCATGTGACCGTCTGCTACTCCAAGGAGCCGGTCGATTGGCTGTCGGTCGGCGAGGATTGGACCGGCAACGAGAAGGGCGAGGTGGTCGTCGGTCCTGGTGGACCGCGCGTGGTAGAGAAGTGGGCAACGCGCAACGGCAAGGGCGATGTGGTCGTCTTGCAGTTCAGCAGCAGCGCCCTGCAGTACCGTCACATGGACCTGAAGGCGCGCGGAGCGTCTTGGGACTTCCCAGAGTACATCCCGCACATCAGCATCACCTACGATCCCGGCGATGTGGACGTCGACGACGTTGAACCTTACCGAGGCAAGATCGTTCTTGGTCCGGAGATCTTCGAGGAGATCGATGACGACTGGGCGGATAAGATCAAAGAGGACCGGATTACGGTCGACCGCAAGGCGAAGCTTGGCAAGCGTGTGGCGGCGTTGGAGGCTGTCGTCAAGGATGGCGCGCCAACCACACCACCGGCACCGCAACCCGTCCCTACGATCAAAGTCGACGTTCAGCCTGTGATCGAGTTGAAGCGTCCACGGAAGACCAAGATCACGCAGCAAAAGGATGGCAGTGCCATCGTCGAGAACCTGGATGAGGAGACTAAGTAATGGCAGCAGTTCTTAGAGTTGCTGATCTCGCGCGCAACGCGCAACTGAACGCGATCCGTGACTTGATCGACGCAGGCGCTGGTCCTGGGTTGTGTCGCATCTACGATGGCGCGCAGCCTGCAGACGCCGACGACGCTATCGTGGCTCAGGTACTGCTCTGCGAGATCGCTCTTGCCGATCCATCGGCACCGAACGCAGCGGCTGGTGTGCTCACCTTCACGCCGCGTACGGGCGCGAGCGCAGGTACTGCAATCGCGGACGGCACAGCGACTTGGGCACGCATCTTGGACAGCAACGGACTGCCCATCTTCGATGCCAATGTCGGTGAGGCGGCTGCTACGCCTTCGCTCGTGATCAACAGCGAAGACATCGTCACTGGCGGTCCGGTCGAAATTCAGAGCCTGACGCTCATCGCCCCTGCAGGCTAAAAGGCTTAGTTAGATGGCACCGCGCTTCTTTCACCACACCCAGAATCCCGAATTGGATCTGGGTGTGGTCGGTCAGACTGGTCCAGACGAGTGGAATGAAGATCTCGACCACTTGATGACTGGTCCGGCATTGCTCGGTCGCGACATCGCCGACGAGGGTGTGATCAAAGAGATCGCCCTCGGCTCTGGATTGGAGTTCAACGGTGCCGAGTTGCGCGTCGACGCCGACGTCATTGCAACTAAGGCATACGCGGACGGACTGATCGCCGCCGCAGACGCGATGATCTTCAAGGGCGTCATCGACGCATCTGCCAATCCTGACTACCCGGCAGCCGACAAAGGTTGGACTTATCGAATCAGTGTCGCGGGCAAGATCGGCGGTGCGTCCGGTCCGAATGTTGAAGTTGGTGATCTCTTACTTTCTCTCGCAGATGGTACAGCTTCAGGCAATCATGCGACGGTCGGCACGTCATGGAGCATTGCCCAAACTAATATCGACGGTGCGGTCGTTGGTCCGGCGTCCGTCACCGATGATCTTCCGGCGATCTTCGATGGCACAACCGGCAAGCTGATCAAACAAAAGACCTATGCCGCTTTCAAGACGCTGCTCGCGCTTGTGAAGGGTGACGTTGGCCTTGGTAGTGTGACGGATGACGCTCAGGTCAAGGCCGCTGATTTGGCCTCACAAGCTGAGGCTGAGGCCGGGTCCAACAACGCAAAGTGGACCACGCCGCTTCGTGTGGCTCAGGCCATTGCGGCGCTTGGTGGTGGTGGGGGCGGCGTCGAGAGCGGCACGCGTCAGCCCTTTAATCAGACCGCTGCACCGACTGGCTACACCAAGGAGACGGGCGCGGCCTACAACGACGCCCTGCCGTGGCTTGTCACTGGCACCATCGCCACGGGTGGCAGCGTCGCCTTCTCGACCTTCTTCGGCAGGACCGCGACCGACGCCTTCACGCTCACGACTCCGAACGACATCCCGGCGCACGCTCACACGCTAACGACGCTCGGTAACGCCGGCCCGCTCACGCCTCCCCTTCCGGTACGCGCGTCCCGCGCGATTGGCGGCACCACCGCCAGCACGTTTGGAGGCATCACGGTCAACGACACCGGCTCAGGTGGCGGGCACGCGCACAACTTGGACTGTCGAGTTAAGTTTGTTGGCTTTACCATCGCGGTAAAGGACTAGGAGAGTATGCTAAGGCCATGAGCTATTCATTCGACGATAGGCAAAAGCCGCCAGCCGAGGCGGGCGTGGATTGCCCTTTGCACAAGGTGGACGTTAGTGAGGTTTGTCACAAGTGCGATTGGTACAGGCCATCGCAAGAAGGGATGCTCGACCCGCTTACGCGGCAGGTCG